GATTTTTTAAAAGATTAGGAAAAAATAAAAAGAAATTTATAGAATTTATCAATCAATATAATCAAATAGTTGCTAAAGATAATAGAAGTAAAATCAACATTCCATTTATGAAACAAGCGAATAAAATAATCGCTAAAACCATAATGAGAAAAGATGATTTTAAAACACCATCCCCAGAGTACAAATTTGAAGCACAAGCGGTAAGTGGTGGAAAAGTTCACAAATTTATTACAGGTAAAAACTTAGGATTTAAAGGTAAAAAATATACTCAAATTGAATTTGAAACATTAGGTGTTGATAATAAAAACGGAACTATTAGATTAAAAATTATTGCACCAAAAGAGATTTTTGGAAATGAAATGAGTTTAGATTTTAGAACTGTAAGAAGAGGTCCATTCTTTAAAACTGATACCAAATCATTTGAAAATATAACACTTCCTGTCAACGTTGGTGATACATTACTGATGGGTAAGTTCAAAAATAAAAAAGTGGTTGTTAAATCCATTGGTAAAGACGATTATGGAATGCCAACTATAAATGGTAAAAAAGCAACAACTTTCAGAACAATTAAAGAAGGGTTGATTTTAGAAGGTGGTGCGTATGGTCATATGAACCATCCATTTGATATTGAAATGAATCTTACATTTGGTGACCTTAAAAATATTGTAACTAAAGCATTAAATGGTGATTTAGAATTGACAAGAGAAAAAACTGATGGTCAAGCATTAGCGGTTAGTTGGGTAAATGGTAGATTAGTTGCTGCTCGTAATAAATCACATCTAAAAAACAAAGGTAAAGATGCTATGGATATAAACGCTGTAGCAAGTAAGTTTGGTGGTAGGGGTGGATTAACAGATGCATATAATTTTGCTATGAAAGACCTTTCTGTAGCAATAGGTTCTCTATCAGCTGCTCAACGAAATAAGGTTTTTAAAGATGGTAGTTGTTTTATGAATTTGGAAGTAATATATCCAACTTCAGTAAATGTAATCCCATATGGACAACCACTTTTAGTATTTCATGGTACATTTGAATATGATGATGCTGGTAATATAATTGGGGAGAACCAACAGGCTGCAAAGATTCTTGCTGGAATGATTAAGCAAGTAAATCAACACGTTCAATCAAAATATACAATACAAGGACCACCCGTAACCAAATTACCAAAATCAGAAGAATTATCTAAACAACAATCAAAGTATTTATCAAAGATATCTAAACTACAAAGTGAGTTTGGATTATCTGATAATCAAGGTGTAGCTGAGTACCATCAAGCTTGGTGGATGAATTTTGTAAATAAAAATACAAAGGGACTTGATGAACAACAAAAAATTGGTTTAGTAAAAAGATGGGCTTTCTTAGATAAATCCTTTAGATTAAAGGATATTAAAGATGATAAAATAAGGAATTGGGCTGAGCAAACAGATAAGCAAGACCAACAAAAGATATCCAAACAAAACCTAATGAAGTTTGAAGAAATATTCTTAGGGGTTGGCGCGGAAGTTTTATCATTTATGAGTTCAGTACTAACAGCAAATCCAGACTCCGCAAAAAGACAGATGGTTTCTAGATTAGAATCTACAATACAAACTATTCAAAAGAAAGGTGACCCTAAGCAGGTTGAAAAACTTAAATTAGAACTTCAGAGATTAAATTCTTTAGGTGGGTTTGAAAAAATTGTACCAAATGAGGGTATTGTGTTTGTTTATAATGGAAACACTTATAAATTAACCGGAGCATTTGCACCATTGAACCAAATTCTTGGTATTTTCTACGAAAAATAGTTTTTATTTAATTTCTATATATTTATATATATTAAGTATGTAGATTATGGCTAAAGAGTTTAATAAAAAATTCATGCACCCAACTCGTAGAAAGTTGGTGGATATGGTATTGCAAGGTAGTGAATATCAAAAAGATACTTTTGTATCATTTGCAAATTCCGATATAAAAAAAGATGAAAAAAGAGAAGTTGGTGAAACTTGGACTGATTCTGATGGAAATGTTTGGGAGCAAAAAGAATTTGGTAAAGTTAAAAAATCAGCACTATCTGATACAATGGCTGAGGTTAGACAATATTTGCAACAATTGAATAGTTGTAAAAATAAAGAATGTAAAACTATCAAATTAAATAGAGTAGATAAAAAGATAGTTTCTAAAACTGGATATTGTGCTAAATGCTTAGCTGAAAAAGAAAGTAAAATTAAAATAGATGGTCTTTGGGAAGCTTATGAAACCTATAAAGTAACATCTAATATGATTGCGTATGGTAAAGAGGTATTAGCAGAATTAACCCAAGCATATAATGATGCTAAGCAAGAATACGAATATGCTAATGAAGATGGTTCTATGGAAAAATGGACTATGGAAAGACCCGTTGAGGAATTAAAAGCAGAAATAATGGTTGATATCCAAACTATTCAAAAAGAAGTTGATGAGGTTACGAAGAGTAGAAACGAAGCTTGGGAACAACTAAAGGATAAAAACTACGATTTAATAAAAGCTCCAACTGAATAATGGCTGACGTTCAACCAAAGAAGAGTTTAAAACAAATTATTGCTGAAGAGTATGTAAGGTGCTCAAAAGACCCTATACACTTTATGAAAAAGTATTGTATGATTCAGCATCCGGTGAGAGGTAAGATACCTTTTCACCTTTTTCCGTTTCAGGAAAAGACTCTTACTGAATTTCACAAAAATAGATTTAATGTTGTTTTAAAATCTCGTCAAACTGGTATCTCTACATTGTGTGCTGGGTTTGCGTTATGGAAGATGATATTCAATTCCGATTTCAACGTATTGGTTATTGCTACAAAGCAAGATGTTGCAAAGAACTTAGTAACTAAGGTAAGGGTAATGCATGAGTTATTACCATCTTGGTTGAAAAATGGAAGTATGGAAGATAACAAACTTTCACTTAGATTAAAAAATGGTTCTCAAATTAAAGCTATTGCATCTTCGCCTGATGCAGGACGTTCTGAAGCACTTTCGTTATTGATATTTGATGAGGCGGCATTCATTGATGATATTGAAGAGATTTGGTTATCTGCACAATCTACTCTTTCAACGGGTGGTAGTTGTATTGCACTTTCTACACCAAATGGTGTGGGTAATTGGTTTCATAAAACTTGGGTTGGCGCAGAAGAACAAACAAACGGATTCATACCAATCAAACTTCACTGGACAGTTCACCCAGAAAGAGACCATACTTGGAGAGCTGAGCAAGAGAGGTTATTAGGACCTAAAGGTGCTGCACAGGAATGTGATTGTGACTTCGTATCTTCAGGTGATACTGTAATTCCACCAGAATTACTTATGTTCTATAAAGAAACATATTGTACAGAACCAATAGAAAAGGGTGGATTTGATGGAAACCTTTGGAAATGGCAATATCCAGAATATACAAAATCATATATGGTTGTAGCGGACGTTGCTAGAGGCGATGGTTCTGACTATTCAACTGCTCATGTGATTGATATTGTAAATGCTGAGCAGGTAGCCGAGTATAAGGGTAAGTTAGATACCAAAGATTTTGGAAACTTTTTAGTCAGTTTATCAACTGAATATAATGATGCATTGCTAGTTGTGGAAAACGCTAACGTTGGGTGGGCGGCAATTCAGCAAGTGATTGATAGGGGATATAAAAATCTTTTCTATATGAGTAAAGATTTGAAATATGTAGATGTTGAAAATCAATTCTCAAACCGATATAGAGCAGAAGATAAAGGTATGGTTGCTGGGTTCTCAACAACTTCAAAAACTAGACCTTTGATTATTTCTAAATTAGATGAATACTTTAAAGATAAATCTGTAGTGATTCATTCAAATAGATTAATTGATGAATTATTTACTTTTATATTCTTAAATGGTAGAGCAGAAGCTATGAAAGGTTATAATGATGACTTGGTAATGGCGTTTGCAATTGGATTGTGGGTAAGAGATACTGCTCTTAGATTAAGACAAGAGGGTATTGATTTGACAAAAAGAGCAATTGGCGGTATATCATCAAATATACATGAGGGAATATATGGTGGTGGAAACGCTATGAGAGATAACCCTTGGAAAATGAGGATTGGTGATGATGTTGAGGACTTATCCCAATGGTTGTAAAAATGTAAGGTTTTGGTATTTTACGATATTTATGGTATATGTCAAAATCAAAAGGAGACTGAAATGATTAAACTTACAACTATTCTAAAAGAAGATGAATATGTACAACAAGCATATTCTATGGGAAACACTCCAACCGATAATCCAATGGATGATTACGATGAGCTTGATGTGGAGCAGGAAGATATGGATGATTTCATAGCATACCTAAAAACATACCAAAGTTCTTTAGATGAAGCTAATTGTAATTGTGTATTTGAAGCTGAATATCAAGGTAGAAATGTAAAGTTGGGTAAACCAATGAGAGGTGATGTAAAAAAATTCAAAGTATATGTAAAAAACCCAAAGACCGGAAAAGTTGTTAAAGTTAATTTTGGTGACCCAAATATGAGGATTAAAAAATCAAATCCAGAAAGAAGAGCATCTTTCAGAGCCAGACACAACTGTGATAATCCCGGTCCTAGAACAAAAGCAAGATATTGGTCTTGCAGAAAATGGTAAATAAATTATGGCAGAACAAAATCAAGACAGAGGTTTCTTTGGTAGACTAAAAAAATTATTCTCAACTACAGCTATCGTAACCGTTGATAAAGATGGTAAACGTAAAGTTGTAGATACTGAAGAAAGACAGGCTACCACAAACTTAATGGCTTTGAGAGATAGATATACCAAATTACAAAGGTCATTCTATGAATCTCAAGCATCCGGTCAATCAATGGCATATCATCAAGTTCGTAGAGAACTTTTTAGAGATTATGATGCTATGGATAATGACCCAATTATTGCATCGGCATTAGATATCTACGCTGATGAATCTACAACCAAAAACGAATATGGTGATGTATTGCAAATACGTTCATCAAACGAAAATGTAAAAGAAATATTGCATAATCTTTTTTATGATATTATAAACATTGAATTTAATCTTTGGCCTTGGACAAGAAATTTGGTTAAATACGGAGATTTCTTTTTAGGTCTGGAAATGGCAGAAAAGAAAGGTATAGTTAATGTAATTCCGCACTCAATTTATTACACAGAGAGATTAGAAGGTTTAGACCCAAGTAATCCAAATTATGTAAAGTTTAAGGTTGAAATGGACAGAACTGGAAAAGTTGAGTGGGAAAACTATGAGATGGCTCATTTTCGTTTATTATCAGATACTAACTTTCTTCCATATGGTAAAGCAATGATTGAAAATGCAAGAAGAGTATGGAAACAATTATCTCTTATGGAAGATGCGATGTTGATTCATCGTATTATGAGAGCACCTGAAAAGAGAGTATTCAAAATTGATATTGGTAATATTAACCCACAAGAGGTTGATAACTACATGCAAAAGATTATCAATAAAATGAAAAAAGTACCATTTGTTGATAAGAATACTGGTGATTACAACTTAAAATACAATATGCAAAATCTAACCGAAGATTTCTTTTTACCGGTTAGAGGTGGTGATAGTGGTACATCTATTGATAATTTAGGCGGTTTAGAATATGCAGCAATTGATGATATTGATTACTTAAAAGCTAAAATGTTTGCAGCATTAAAAGTACCAAAAGCATATCTTTCTTACGATGAGAATGTTAATGGTAAGGCTACATTAGCTGCAGAAGATGTTCGTTTTGCTAGAACAATCGAAAGAATTCAAAGAACATTAGTTTCTGAACTTACTAAAATAGCAGTAGTTCATTTAGCAGCTCAAGGTATTGATGATGCAGAAATCACAAACTTTGAATTAAGTTTGACAAACGCTTCTACAATATATGAGCAAGAAAAAGTAAATCTTTGGACTGAAAAAGTAAGGTTGGCAAGTGATTTGAAAAATCTAAATATGTTATCAACTGATTGGGCTTATCAAAACGTATTTGGTATGAGCCAAGACGAAGTTGATGTTGAAAGGGCTAAGTTGGTATTAGACTTGAAACAAAGATTCAGATACACTTCAATTGAACAACAAGGACAAGACCCTACTGAAGCTCAAAAAACTCCACAGAATGTTGAGGAGGAAATTCAAAGATTAAAAACTGAAATAGAAAATAACAAAGGTGGTAGACCAAGAGAAGGTAATACTTATGGGAAAGATAAACACCCATATGGTAGAGACCCACTTGGAAACAAAGAAAACGAGTCCGAAAGAAAGAGGGAAACTCGTAATCTTGCCGCTAGTAAAAAATCACTGGCACGTGAATATATAAACGGAATTTCATCAAAAAAGAAGGTTTTAATTGAAAAATCAGACCTTTTAGATGAAAAAAACCTTTTGGATGACACCAAATTTTAATAAACATTAAAAAGTTTATATTTATATGTGTTAGTTTACAGACGTAGATTAAATATAGGGTAAATAAATGAAGAAAATTAAACACTCAAAGTTTAAGAATACTGGAGTGTTATTTGAGCTTTTAGTAAGACAAATAACATTAGAGGTTCTTAATGGCGATAAGACAGAAAACGCAAAGAAAATTGTGAAGGAATTCTTTGCGCAAGGTACTGAATTGAATAGGGAGTTGAGATTATATGAACTTCTAACAAAAGAAAAGTACAATTCGGAAAGTAGAGCGGAAAAATTCGTTGATACTGTAGCAGAAGCTCATGCTAAATTAAATGAAACAAAATTAAATAAGGAAAAATATAACCTTATTAAAGAAATTTCATCTAGATTCGAAATCGAGCAGTTTCTATCTTCACCTATATCTAACTATAAAGTTTTGGCATCAATATATAAAGTATTTGAAGCCAAAAGAGTTCAGAACTATGATATTAAAGATGTATTTAATTCTAAAATTACCCTAATAGAGAATATTATATCTAAACCAGTTAGTAGTAAACTAAACGAAAAAGCTAAGGAAGAACAAAAACTAATAGAATCTTATAGAAAGCAAGATAAAGATTTGAGACTTTTAACATATAAGATTTTAGTAGAAACTTTCAACAAAAAATATACAAATTTAGATGAAAACCAAAAAGGTCTTTTAAGAGAGTATATTAATAATATTACTAATACATCTAAATTTAGAGACTACGTTTCTCAAGAAATTCCAAAAATTGTAAAAGAACTTAAAAGTATTAATACCAAAGTAAAAGATAAAGTTACTCAAATAAAATTATCCGAAACTATTTCAGTTTTAGAATCAATGAAATTGGGTAAGGTAATTAATGATGGACAGGTTTCATCCATAATGCTTACTTATGAATTAATCAAAGAATTAAATTCTAAAATAAATGGCAAATAAATTTACAGATTTAGTAAAAGAAATTATTTTAGAAATTGAACAGGAGGAGTTAGAGGAAATGACTTCGACTGGTAATGTTGCGGGGTATGATACCCCATCTGCATTTACAAAACCTGGTTCTGAAGAGAAAAAAAATAAAAGATTAGAAAAAGCTACTGGTGGTACTATTGTAAACACATTAGATGAAAATCGTTGGATAGCTTTAAAGAAAGATGAATCTACACCAAGAGTTAAATTAGCTAAGGGTGTATCTAATATAAAAAAACAGTTATCTGAAATAGAAACTTTTTTAAATTGGTATTCTAAAATTAAAAACGAAAGTGGGTTAACAAGAGAAGAATATTGGAAAAGAACCAATAGAAATCTCCACAAAATCAGAGAAAGGTTAATGAACATATCTGAAAAATTAAGAGGATTATAATATGAAAACTATATCAAGAGCAAAATTGAAAGAAATTGTTAAAGAGGTGATGAAGGAAGAAACCGAATATCAAACCTTTTTTAAGAAAGCTTTGGAAAAAGCAGGTAAAGGTATTACTGATATGTCTGATGATGAGAAAAAAGCATTCTTTAATAAAATTGATGCTGCTTGGAATGGTAGAGGTGAAAAAAACGAAGAGTTGGTAGGTAATCAACACAAATTAGATGTTGATAATGATGGTGAAATTGAAGCATCTGATTTAGCAGCATTAAGAGCAGGAGATAAGAACGAAGAATTAACTGGAAACCAACACAAATTAGATATAGATGGTGATGGTGAGATAGAGGGTTCTGATTTGGCCGCATTAAGAGCAGGCGAAAAAAAGGAAGAATCTGTAAATGAAATAGAATATAAAGATGCTGTTGAAAAGTTCAATATGGATTTAATGAAAAATTCTCAAGTTGAAAGAATAGCAAAATTTCATAAACGTTCTGTAAAAGATGTGGTAAAAGCATTACAACCATATGTAAAAGTGTTAAGATACAACGATAAATCGGTAAAACTTATATCAATTGACTTTAGAGATACAAATAGTGATGTAAAAGTTCATGTATCACAAACCTACAAACAAAATGAATCTATTATAGAAGGATTATCTAATGATGTTGCTAAACATATGGATAAAATTCACAAAGGGTTTGTAAAAGTTGAAGCAGATGGAACTATGATATACGATTCCCCAGCAAATGCAAAAAAAGCTGAAGATATATTAAATAAAAATAAAATAGCAGCATCATCTAATGGGAAGTATTTGTATATTGAATCACTTAATGAAGAGTTCAAGCATCTTATATCAGTTGATACACCAACGCAAGTTGTTTCTAAACCAGTAGCAGCACAAATTGAAAAATTAGCAAAAAGTGGTGTTCGTTCAAAAGATATTGGTTTAAAAATGGGATTTGTTGGAAACGCTAAATTAGCAACAGATACTTTCCAAAAGTTAAAAAATCAAATCTATTTTAAATTGGGAAAAAATGAATCTGTAAATGAAGGAAGATATGATGCTGATTTAGATAAAATTAAAGCAGCCGTAGAAAAAGCTTCTTCATTTATGAGTGTTGGTAGTGAGTTGAAAAAAATTGGTGTAAAATATGATTTTTCAACTGGAATGATGCCAATTTATACAATTAAAGTTCCGGGAAATACTATTGGTATTGTTAACGCAAAATACGCAGCTGGTGCTGAAAGAGAAGTTAAAGGTATTGCAATAGGATTAATGGAGGGTAGAGCATTTATAAGTGCAGCCAGAAAAGCAAAGTTAGAGGGAAAAACTGAATTTGAATTTAATGGCAAAAAGTATCCTGTAACTGTAAAAGATTAATATAATTATGAAATCGCTTTTAATAGAAACCAACTTATTTGAAGGTAGAATCCAAGAGGATGATGCTGGTAGAGTTCTTGTAAAGGGAGTTCTTCAGAGAGCTGGTGCGGAAAATCAAAATGGTAGAGTTTACCCTAGAGAAATCTTAATGAGAGAGGCTAAGAAATATGAAACTCTTATTAGAGAAAGAAGAGCATTAGGTGAATTAGACCACCCAGAATCAACTGTTATTAACTTAAAAAATGTATCACATAATGTTAAAGAAATACATTGGGAAGGTGATGACCTTTGTGGTACTGTAGAAATTTTACCTACACCATCTGGTAATATTTTAAAGGAACTTTTAAAAGCAGGTATCCTTCTAGGCATTTCATCAAGAGGTATGGGGTCTACAAGACCTATGGGTAATAATAAAGTTGTTGTACAAGAGGATTTTGAATTGATTGGTTGGGATTTTGTTTCTAACCCATCCACACATGGTGCATTTATGGTTCCTGTTAGTATGAACGAATCTGTTTCAAAACAATTAAAAGAACAACATGATGTTTGTGGTGAGTTTTGTAAAGCTCAAGACCTTATGAGAGAGATAATAACTGAAAGTATTTAATATGGCAAAGAATTTTGATATATACGATTATGTGCATAATAACAAATTTGAATTAAAAGTTGATGCACCAAAACACGCTAAACAAGTAGCTAAAGGATACAATGATATTCGTAAAACAAATTTAAACGAAGTTAAAATCACCGATGGTAAGTTTAGTATAAAAGAAAATTTAAGAAAAGAAAATAGAATTCTTTCACCAGAAGTTAAAAAGCACTTCTTAGAAATTATTTCTACATACAACTCATTTAGAGAAGCTATGCAAAGAAAATCTGATATTCAAGAAATATCAGAAACTTTGGGTGGTGTTGTGGAAGCAGCTAGAGAAATGACTTTGGCAGAAGCTGAAGATTGGTTTGATGCTGTAACTATTAAAAGAAATATGGCTGAACTTCAGAAGTTAGAAACTAACTTTGATAAAGTATCTAAAGAGGCTAAAGCGTTGGATGAAAGATTACATGCTTTATATGAAGATATGGGACATATTCTGAACAGATATTATGAAATATCTGATATTGACCCAAATGTTGTAAAAGAAAGATTAGGAAATAAAATAAAGTAAGATGATTAAGTTAGGTGGTATTGTTAATTTAAATGGAATGAAATTTGAGCAAGGAAAGGTTTATTCTAATCCATATGCTAAATCATTTGCTCCACAAATTAAAGAAGAAGAGGGTTCACAAGACCATGAAGTTTCTATGGCTCAGAATTCATTAGATTCGATTATTAAATCTGCTACTGAATTAAAAGCAAAAATGGGTGAAGTTGAAAAACAAATACCAGCTTGGATTCAAGACCACATTACTAACGCTGATAATTTCATTTCTCAAGCAGCTTCTAATTACCATGAATATGGTGATTCAAACGAAAATGTAAATGAGGCTGGAATTAATAAAATGTATGTAAAATATTTAGCAGTTCAAAAGAAGGTTAGAGAATTGGAAGATGCGCAAAAATTGATGGCTCAAAAATACTTTGCAGAGACTGACCCAAAAAAGAAAGACCAACTTATGGTAATGTTAAAAAAAGGAACAGCTACTTTGCAAGCATTTAGAAGAAATTTGGCAGATATTGAAGAGAAGTATATTACTAATTTAGATTCCGATGCAGAATACAAAGGTGAATCGGTAAACGAAGCTGATTTAAATTGGAACGCAGTTCAAAACGCAATCATCAACTTCTTAAAGGCAAACACCAAAATTTTGGATAAGAGAGTTCAAGCTAAAGATACCGATGGTGTTAAGAGTGGTTTAAAATCAATCATTAGTGGTTTAACTAATGCACAAAGAAGTTTAAAATTGGAATCGGTAAACGAAGCTAGTTATGTGAACGGATATACTGTAAAAGCTAAAACTCCATATGAGTTTGTAAATGGTGCATACGCAGTTTTAAGTGCATATTTGAGAGATGAACAAATTGGACCAAAGGGTAAAAGAGAATTACAAAATATTCTAAAGTCACTAGACTATATGAGAAAATATTTCTTTTTTAAGTTGGATGAATCAATTAAAGAGGCTAAAAAATACGATATTGGTTCTGGATATATGGGAAATGGTTTAACTATTTGGAATAGAGCAGAACAACAAAATGGCGATTATAAAATAATTGCACATATTTCACCACAAGGTAAATTATCAGTTAGAGATAATCAATTGCCTGGTGATTTAAAGAAGATGTTCCAAATATGGGCAGATTCTATGGCAAAGGGTAATATGGGACCTAAGTACTAATTAAAAATAAGATAAATAATGTTAAAAGCTTGGTTTTTCCAAGCTTTTTTCGTATATTTGTGTTTATGATTAAACCATTTTCAATTTTAGATACACGAACCAAAGAATGGCAAGACCGTAAAAGGTGGTGGATTCAAACCTACAATATTCAATCCGAATTGGGTAGAGAAGATGCTGAATCTCGTTCTCGTTTTTGGGAAGATAATACTGTTTCGGTATTTGATGCTACTCTTTGTGAAAAAATGTATGAGTGGTTTACTCCAAGTGGTGGTATGATTTTAGACCCATTTGCTGGTGGTAGTGTTAGGGGAATTGTGGCTGAAGAAATGGGTTATAGATATATTGGTATTGATTTATCACAATCCCAAATAAAAGCTAATAAAAAACAATCAAAAAAACCATTATGGATTTGTGGTGATTCTGAATTCGAATTGGACAAGATAGCAAATGAATCACATGATTTTATATTTACCTGTCCACCATATTATGATTTAGAGGTTTATACCAATAACCCATCCGATTTATCTAATATGGATGATGTTGAGTTTGATAAAAAGTATTTTTCAATATTAAGAAAATCAGCAAGCAAATTAAAAGATAATAGATTTTTTGCTGTTGTGGTATCTGAAGTTAGAGAACAATCAATAACTGGAAATTATAAGATTGGAAAGTATAAAGGTTTAGTTTGGAAAACTATTATGGCCTGTGAAGAAGCTGGACTTAGTTTTTACAACGATATGGTTTTATTTAACACACAACATCAAGCATCCAGAGTTGTTGATACATACTTTGAACGAAATCGTAAAGTGGCATCGGTTCATCAAAATGTATTAGTATTTGTTAAGGGTAATCCTGATATAGCAACCGAAGTTATTACAAAAGGTGATACCTTTGTATGTGTGGTTGATGGTAAACAATATAGAAGTTTTAGAGAGGCTGCAATTGATATTAATCCAAATGAATTGGTAGCAACTGAAGTTGAACGTAGATGTCGTTCTACAAAATCAAAATACAAAGATTGGCAAATTATTGGTAAAGAAACTAAACCAACAATTCGATATGAAGTTGATGGTGTACCATTTGAATCTCCTAAACAAATAGCTGAAGTTATTGGTGGAGATTTTACCGAATCAATGGCTAGAAATTATATAGAATCAAATAATCCAAAGTATAGACATTGGATTAGAGTTGATGAAAAGGAATGGAATATTTCATATTCTGATATGGATTCTCTACAAAAAGATATGAATATTAGATTGGAAATAGCTGTTATTAGCTGTGAGGGTAAACAATTTTATTCAATTTCAGAGGCAGCAGAATATTTTGATTGTTCGGATGAAAGAATTAGACAGAAGTTAAAATCCGATAAACATAAAGAATATTTTTATCTTTTTAATACCGAATAATATTTATACCTAAACAAAGGATTTATATTATGCCGGCAGTATCTAAACAACAACAAAAATTTATGGGGTTGGTTCACGCAGTACAAAAAGGTGATGTACCAGCATCTGATGTATCACCTGAAGCACAAAAGGTTGCAAAAGACATGGACCCAAAAGATGTTAAAGATTTTGCATCAACTTCTCACAAAGGATTACCTTCTAAGAAAGAACAAATTGTAAAAGAAGCAATTCGTAATTATATAAGAGAATCATTTAAGCAAAGTATAGTTACTGAAGATATTAAATCCGATACTTTAAAATTTATTGATAAGTTAAATAAACAATTTCCTGATACGGAATACACTACTGATTTTGCTGGTGGTAAATATGCTAGAATTAGTCATGATAGTAGAAAGTATCCTGGTAATCGTTCTGTGTGGGGATTTATTGCAATGATGGATAATCCAGCAAAAGGATTTGTTAAAGGAGATTTGTTAAAAGCAGCGGGGTGGAACACTCCAGCAAAGCACGCTAGAGGAAATATATTAAATGGAACTGCAAAGTACAATAGATTTTCTCCAGTCTATATGAAATAAAAAATAATTTAGGTTTTCTTTAGAAAATTTAATGTTTTTATAAAGTTTTATATATTTATCTTTAAATAACCCATCTCTATATGGGTTCGTTGGTACTTTAATACACACTATTATGTGATGTGACCGAAAGTCCAACCCTTATAAAAATACTTATTGAGGCCCACAAACTTTTAATGGCTTCAGAAATCAAAACACAAAAGGGATAAAAATGGCAAGTTCAAAATTATTGAAAGAAGCCATCGCTGATGCTAAAGCTGTTCGTGAAACTGCTATTGCTAACGCTAAAATCGCTTTGGAAGAGGCATTCACTCCAAGATTACAATCTATTCTTTCTAAGAAGCTACAAGCTGAAATGGAAGGTGAAGAGGAAATTGAAGAAAATAATGACGTTTCTAGCGAAATTGGTACTGGTGATAACAAACAACCAGCAGATAAAGCAAACAACGATGACACTGACTTGAGTGGTATCGCAAACCAAAGCGCTGAAGTAGGTGCTGAAGTTGAGGACTACGAAAAAGTTGCAGACCTTACCGAAGGTGAGGACGAAGAAGAAATGCCAGCAGTAAGTGAAGAAGATGAAATGGAAGCTGATGATGACATGGAAATGGCAGAAGAAGCTGACGAAGATGAATTAGATTTAGAATCTATCATCAAAGAATTGGAAGCACAAATTGCTGAAGAAGAAATGGATGGAGAAGAAGCTCCAGCTATGGAAGAAGAAGATGAAGTTCCTGCTGAAGAACCAGTAGCAGCTGAAGAGCCAGCTATGGAAGGTGAAGAAGAAATGGAAGTTCCTGCTGAAGAACCAGTAGCTGAAGAAGAAGAGACCATCGACTTAGATGAAATTCTAAGAGAAATGGGTTACGGTGATGACGAAGAAGAAGTTAACGAAGAGGAAGAAGAAGATAAAGCTGCAGAGATGCAAGCTGAACTTAAAGAAGCTTACTCTACAATTAACTCTTTGAGAAAAACCATCAACGAAGTAAACCTATTAAACGCTAAATTACTTTACGCTAACAAATTGTTCAGAGGTTATAACCTT